GCGCCTGTTGGGCCTGCGTCGCCTTGCGGTCCAGCGGGTCCGGTTGCGCCGGTAGGTCCGGCGGGTCCAGTTGCGCCGACAAACTCCGGGTAGTTCGCCGGGTCAAGTATTTCTGTCTGGATCGGGAATTCGTTAATAGGTGTAGACATTATGCGTTCCTCACTAGGACACGGCCATCAGCCGTCGTGAACACGGTGCCGTCTGCCTTGAGCAGAACTTTCACGCTCGCTAGCTGAGGATTACCCCCACCTGAAGTATCCGGGAACAGCGTCCGAATGTCTGTGTTGCTCGTGCTCTCCGGCGTGTCGGGCCGGGGGTTGCGCAGCGCCTGCGGATCCGTAAAGTCGGTCGGCGGATCCAGCTGCGGGTGTTTCTCCTCGTACCACTCCGGGGAGACCTTCAGGCCGTTCCATTGGACCTTCATATCCCGATAGCGCACGCGCAACCCGCTCTGATCGCAAATGCCCCAGGCGTCTCTGCCGCTCGCGTATCGTCCAGCGCCCATGTTACCACCCCACCCGAGGAACGATCCGCGTCGGAACCAGCTGACGATCAGCCTCAAACGCCAGACTCATATCCTGTTCATACTGACGTTTCAGGAGCGTACGGTATTCGTTGTCCAGCTCCGGGCGCTTCAGCGACAGAAAGTACGACAGCCCTGAGATGAGCGCCGGCAGGAAGCTGTCACGTACGCTCAACGTGTTGGTGAGCGCTCCGACCTTCTCGTGACGGATGATCGCCCAATACCGCAAGGTCTCCGTCTTGTTCGTGTCCCCTGTCGGCCAGACGTAGAGCTTCGATGTCGTGAGCTGTTGCTTGTCGACATAATAGTGCGCCGGCCGCCCCGCGAAGGCTTTATCCGGCAGGTTGACGTACTCGCCACGCGCCATCGGCAGCGCTACGATCTCAGTCGTGGTCCCGCCATCCGTAAACTGCACGACCAGATTGACGATATCGAGAATCGCGCTGTCGAGCGTGTAGTTCTGCGTGCCGTCCACCACTGTCGTCGTAAACTCTTCGATCCGGTAGAGCGGTGTGCCCCGGTTTTCGAAATCCCGAAAGAGCAGATCGAGCGAACGCCGAGCGCTGGTGTACTCGTTACCGGTCGAAACCTGACCGCCGACGCGCTCGTACGCCTCGTCGATAATGTCGATCGCATCGAGGCCGATGTCGTATGAACCGGATGTGGCCATGTTTACACCTTACGCCGTGTTAAAGCTGCAAAGGATGCCGTTAACCCCGGCCTCAACCCCTGACGCCGCGCCTCTGGTCAGCCCGTGCGCCATCGTCATACCGGCGTGCTCCTACAGCTTCTTGTTCACGCCACGTTTGCGGAACGTCATTCGGAGCGACGCGTTCTCGCCGGCGGTGAGACCTTCCGTCGTCAGGAGCACATCCCCGGTCCAGCCGGATGCTTTGGTGTTCACAAGGCCACCGGTCTCCTCGTAGGTACGATCGACCTCCCCCAAGCCAAACGTGGCAGCGATGACATCGGTCGTCGCGTCCCAGAGCAGTTTGATCTCAAAAGCGCCGACGTTGCCGATGACAGACATCAGAGATACGTCAGTCGGGGCTTTGGATAGCGTCGAGACGTCAATGACCGTCCCGGCCGCAATTTCAGACGAAGTGTCACCGTCGATGTTTACCTGGACTACATAGAGCTTGGGCCCGTCCAGGACTTCAGTGACGGTCATAACGCTGGCCATTTCGGACCTCCAAAAGAAAACGCCCGAGCGCTGGGCCCGGGCGTATTAAAAACGGCGAAGGGTTATGCCTTCGCTTTCTTGGCTGGGGTCGTACGGGCAGCTGCTTTTTTGGCGGGGGTTTTCTTCGGCTGGGGCGCGTCGAACTTCTCGCCGGCCTTGATCCGCAACAAGGTGTGGTAGGCGGCCTCTTTGGCGCCCGTCATGTTCTCATAGTCTTTTGAGAACAGAACCACATCTTCCTCGCCGGTGATGGTGACGGTTACGCCACCACTACCGTTGCCCGTGTGACTGATCCGCATCCTAGCGCTCCTTCGCGACCAAGATGTAGTCGACGCTCATCGTCTTGGCCGCAGCCGCGCCGTTCCGAACGCCGAAGGAAACAGTCAGCTCTTCGTCATCTGGCAGGTTCGTGGTGACGGACGTTCCGAGCTTGGTGCCGCCTACGAAATATTGAACCTCGCTCGCGCCGTCGTAGTAGAAGGCGACTTCGAGATACGTGTCGTCGACGACGGTCGAAACCGCAGAGGCGGTCGTGGAGGTGTTGTCCTTCGTCACGTAGAAGTCGAGGTTTGCGTCGCCGTCGTCCTTCTGGAAGTACACACCGTCTGTGACCGCAAGCGGGGTCGTGTCGGTGATTTGCAGGCCCATCTTGAAATCGGACTGGGTTGCGTCAGACACCTTGAACCGCGCCTTGAAGAACAGTTTCTTGTTCGAGGCGAACTTGTAGGTCTCCGCCGAAAGCTGGAGGAAGTCGGAATCGTCGTCCGCGTTATCGTTGGTGATGAGCAAAACGCCGCCGTCTGCGTCAGCGAGAGCTTCGGTCGCAGAGCTTGAGCCAGCCTCAACTGTGGTGATCGTCCAGTCCGCAGCGGTGTAGGTGTCGAAGTCGTTAAAGAACGTGTGCCATTTGGTCGGATCCAGCATGCCGTATTTGTACAGCGGATCGCCGGTCTGGGTGTTACTCACACCGCCTGAAAAATGAGTGGTCATCGTCAGAGCCTCCTAGCTCCAGCCTTTCGGCCAACGTGGACATAAAAAATGGGGCCAGAAGCCTTTCGGCCCTGGCCCCAGTTTGTTGTTTCTGGGAGGAAACGTACGGTCAGGCAGAGAGCAACCCCGACCGCACATTTATCGTACCACTTGCATGATACTCCCGCAACCTTGGTTTGGTTGGGTCAGGCCCCGGCCGAGCCAAAGGCGCCCCGCCAATCCGACCATCCAAATGAGTACCGGCAGCTCGCCTTGAAGCGATAGTTGCCAGTCTCAAACTCAGGCTCCATCTGGGTCGTCATCGGCTTACGCTCGAAGTGGATCATACCACGCGGAGCGTCAGTGATGAGATACCAGCTGTCCGGGTCGGTCAGGAAGTGGTTGACGTGAACACCCTCAGAGAACATGCCCATATTGCGCATGGCGTTGGTGTCGTTGTCAGCCGTTCCCACCCGAAGCTCGGAGTTGAGGATCCGCTCAGCAGTGAACATATTCTGCGTCGGGATCACCAGCTTTTTAGCCTGGATGTTGATCGGCAGGCCCCGGTTGTCCTTCCAGTCAGCGATCGCGATGACCGCGTTCTCCAGCGCAGTTTCGGACAGATCGGCCGAAACGGTGTTGGACTGGTTGGCGCCGGAGACCAGCGGGTGCGCGGCCGAGAACAGCGCAACGCCGTCTCCGCCCGTGTAGCTCCCACTGTGGCCGTTGTTCAGCACGTTCGCGCCGGTCTGATTCCGGGTGTGAGCGTGGCTGCGGGCCAGTGCCTTCGTGTAACGCTTGGACAACGAATCGTACAGATTGTCGTCCATAGCCTCTTCGGTGATCGAATAGGCCAGCGCGTAGGTCTTGTGGACGTACCGAGCTGTGAAGAACTCCTGCGCAGTGTCATACGACACGGCAGCGCCTTCGCCCTTCTCCGGTGCTGCCCCAAAGGCGGACAGCGCGACTTCCTCTTCGAATGCCTTTTCCGAAGAGTCCATCTCGAAGATCTGCTCGTACTCGCGTTGGTACGTGCCGTACTCCATCCCGAAGAGGGCATGAAGGCCGGGCTCCAGCTCTTTAGCGAGCTGACTGCGATTGATAGCCATTTGCTACTCCTCCTCTCCGGTTAACCGAGCAGATGCTCGTTGATGGCAACCTCGAGGACCGCATGCTCGCCGAAAGCGTTATCGACTTCGCGATACAAATCCAGAAGAAGGAACGTCGCCGGCGTGCCGGACAGTGCGCCCAGCTCGATGATCGACTTGCCTGTGGTGGTGTTCCCGGAAGCGTAGGTAATCATATCGGCGTACTCGCCGCGATCACCAATGGCCGGGGTCTGACCGGTCGTCGACTGGACTTTGAACACCAGCTTCGGATCGTCATAAACCATGACGTCGACATCAGTGATGCCGGCGCCGCCTGGGTAGTAATTCGAGAATTTCCGATCGCCGTTGGCATCGGTGTACTCACAGCCAGCGAACACGCCCAGAAGGGTGTTGCCGGCAGCTGCCCGCGCAATCCGACCGGACGAGAATACCACGGGATCGCCGTAGAAAATCGTCGTGGTGCTCGCGTCCGCAATGCCGCCTTGGTAGACGCTATTACGGATCACACCGCCGGAGAGATGACGCACGGGCAGAAGACCGAACGGGCTATCAACGTTAGCCATTTCTTTTCTCCTGCTTCACGCATTGAACCTGCGTGAACTCACTCGTCGAACAACGGGTTTCGTCCACGCGTGACTGACTCGCGGCTGTCTCTATCCCGCACCAACGGCATCGTCGGATCTCTCTGTTTGAACAGATCCGCATCGATCGCGGCGGTCTTACTGGAAGTCCGCTGCTCATAGTGCCGCTGTCTGGCTTCGGCTTTTTCCCGAGGGATCTTCATCAGGATGACATCATCAAACCCGACAACCCCCTCAAACCGAGAGCCCTTCTGGTGCATAGGTACGATCTGGTCCCCGACATCGCTCTTTCGAACGAAGGTGTAACCTTCACGCAGACGTTTCTGGATCGAACGGACGTCATCGTCCTTCGACCGACCCGCGACGGCTCGGACCCACCGGAGGTGGACGTCTTCGCCTATATTCGGCATCGCCAGATCTGACGGTGCCTCATATGTGACTCGCTCTTTAGCCGCATCGCGATCCGTGTTTTCACGAAGGTCGTCTTTGCGATCGTTGCGAATCTCTTCGGTCTGGCTCATACTAACTCTCCTACTTTCAGCGTTTGCTATCGTTCATTTCAGGCCCGCAAGCGCCTACTTTCGGTGTGCAGCGTATGCCGTTTCCGACACTCCAAGACGACGCGCCATATCTTTCTCGCGTGCCGTCAGTTTGGATTGCCGACCGTCGTCCTGCCTGCGGGTCTGGTTGCGGACCCCCGCGACAGGCGCTCGTCTCGTCTTACCACCCCCGAATTTTTCCGGGAACTTTTCGACAAGTCGTTTATCCAATTCCCTATAATACGCTGGGGAATCGGGAATGTAACCCTCATTTTGCAATCCGGCGTCGATGACGTAGGCCGTGCCCGTCATAACTTCGTCCGAACCGAACCACTTATTCTTGTCCGCCCAGGCCACAGCTTTCGCGCTGGGCTGCTGCGCAGCCTGCTGCTGTGGGGCAGGCCGTTGTTGATTTTGCGACTGGCCTTGAAACTGACCCTGGCGTTGCGCCTGGGCCTGCCGGGCTTGGTTCTGCTGCTGTACATGCCGCAACGCGTTCAGCTGGAACATCGCGTCGCCGTGGTACCGCAGCAGCTCGACGTGCTTCGCGCTGTCGCCGTTCTCGTACGCATCCCGCAGGTCGCGCTCGATCCGTTCGATCTGCGACTGTGTGCCCTGCAGCCGCGCTTCCAGCAACTGCCGTTCGCTGTTCTGATGCACCGGAATCGATTGCTGATACCGGTTGTGCAAATCGTTGAGCTGTGCGGTGAGCTGCTGCTCACGTTGCGTAAACTGGTTAGAGCGCTGCCGCTCTTTCGCCAGTTCCGCCTCGCGCTCCTCGATCTGCTTCTGCAGCTGCTTGCGACTCAGCTTCGCAGGCTGCTCCGGCGCCCCAGCGGCAACGTTGGGGGCGTTGTCGTCGTCCCCCTCGTCTTCGTCATCGTCCTCATCGTCGTCTTCGGCCGCCCGCGCCTTGGGGGCTTTTGCCTCCGGGACTTCTCCGGGCTTTTTGTGCTCGACCGGCTTGAACTGCTGACGGATGTTTTCACGCCGCGCCCGCTCATCGCCCTCTTCGACCTCGACGTGTTGCGCCGGGGCGTCTGAGGCGTGCTCAAACTCTTCGCTCGGGCCTCCCGAGTCTTCGTATGAAGCCGCGCCGTCGGCCCCGTGCGTCATCGTTCCCATGCTTAAACACTCCGATGGATGTCATCAGGACGTTCGATCACCGCCAGGATCTCATCATCGTTGATGACGCGATATTGCGGGACGTTCTTGTCCTTCATGTTGATCTGGGCACCGTTGTATTTGCCGATCAATACGTGATCTCCAGGCTCCACCTTGTCGCCTTCGAACTTCACGGTGCTGTTGAACGCTGCCGGGCCGATCGCAATCACCTTCACGATCGTCGCCAGTTCACGCTGCACATCGTCACTTCCCGGCGGCAGGTAGATGCTGCCGACCTTCTCGACCACCGGAGTTACCTGCACCAGCACCCGGTATCCGAACGGACGGCCGGGGGCCGCCGAGCTGAACTCCACCACATTATCCGTGCTCGGTTCCCGAGCCGCTTCCTTGGCTGTCTTCGTCATAGCTTTTCAGCACCTCTTCCAGAATTGTCTGGGCTTCACCGATACCACTGTAGACACCGGTCTGGAAATCGACTTCCTTCAGTCGTCGACCAGCGAGGCCGTGAGCGATTTCGCCCCGGCGCTCGCTGTACTTTTTGCGCACGCGCGCAAGAAGATCACTGAGCGGACTCACGCTCAGTAGGTCCCCTTGAACCCTGTGCCTTTACGCGCAGCGCCGTTCTTGCCGCTGCCCTTGACGGCCTTGCCGCCGGAGCCCGAAGGCTGAGTGTTCTTGACCTTGCATTTCATCGTCTGTCTCCTGCAGGGGGGTTTTGCCGCTGAGCGGCCTGTCTGGCCTGGATCGCGACTTTCTGTCTGTCGAGGGCCAGTTTGTTGTCCGCACGGACGTTATCCGCACGGATGTTCTGTTCACGGATCTGCGTCTCGCGGTCCTTACGCTGCTGTTCGCGCCGGTTCAGTTCCTGCTGGAACTGAGCGGCCTGCGCGTCGAGCATCATGTCCTGCTGACCCTGCTGCGCTTTCTGTTGAGCTTCCTGCGTATCGAGCTGCAGTTCCTGCTGCTTCAGCTGCAGCTTGGCCTGCTCGATCTGCAAGGCCGGATTCTGCGCAGCCTGCTGGTTCTGCTGCATCTGCGCCATCTGCTGACGCTGCTGCGCGAGCTGCTGTGCAGCCTGCGCCTGCGCGGCAGCGATATTGTACGACGCCTGCTCGTCCATCTCGTCGTATTCCGCGTTGTCGTTCTGATTCACAACGCTGTAGTCCGACGCCGGTGGCAGCTGCATGCCGGTGGCCTGCTGGATTTCCTGCCGGCTCATATAGGCCATGTGCATCCCGATCAGACTGTCAATCCGGGCGGCCAACTGCTGAGCCTGCTGCGGATTCCCACCCGCAACCTGCTGGGTCATCGGATCGCCCTTTTTCGCCGTCAGGAACTGGATATGCGCCATGTGGTTCTGCGCCGGGTACGCTTTCACCGGCCGTCCCATCAGGATGCTGTATATCTCCGTCGCCGGGTCCATCGGCTCCGGCTCGCTCCGGTTCGGCAACAGCTTCTCCGGGTCGGCGCCGTCGACGTTCATCGCCTTCAGCATGACCATATGCGTCTCGCGCCGATCGTACAGATCGGGCGCCTGACTGGCCATCTGCAGAAGGCCCTGCGCCTTCATGATTTTCTGCGCTTCTGAATACGCCGCTGGATCCGCCACCGGCACGATCTCGACAACATCAAAATCAGCTGCCATGACGGACGCGTCTGCGCCTTCGATCTGGAACGGGTATTCTGCCGGCAGGTTCTCACGGTTGACCCTTTTGAGGATCTTGAACTCTTCAGTCTGAGCACGATACAACCGCTTGTACACCGCACTCAACTGGCTAAGCGATTGCTCCAACATCGCCTGTGTGGTCCCGACGGGTGCTTCCTTCGTACCCACACTGGCAATGTCGATATCCACAACCGCACCCAGGCGCCGGGCGATGTCGTTCATCCCGGTCACGAGCTGCAGCAGAACCGAACTCGGCTCCTTAAACGGCAACGCCATGATTGCCTTGCGGATATCCTCACCGAAGTTCTCGACCTCGACGAACTCGCCGAGCCCGATTGCCTGCTCGCCGCTGTCGTTGTTGACCCGCAGCCCTTTCGCCTTGAACCCGCCCTGTAGGTTGGCGAACTGACCGCTGTCCACGAGAGCCCGCAAGCCAGTCGTCGCCGCCTTCTGCAGATTGCCCAGCAGCTGAATGTACCCCTGGCCGTAGAACCCCAGGCCGGGCATGAACTTGTAGTGGACGTAATGCTGAATCGGCTTGCGCTCGGGATCTTCAGCATCGTAGTTCCGGTAGATCGAAACGATCTGGCGGCTGGTCTTCTCGATCGTCACCACATACGGCAGCGAGATTCCGGTCGGCTCGGCTTCGATCTCAATCTCGATCCCGTCTTCGTCGATCTCCACTTCGGCCGACTCGTACATATCCTCGAACCCGGGCAGATTGAGTTCGACGCACATCTCCAGGAACTCATACCGATCGCCGAGGGCGTTCTCCCCCGCGGGCTTCGACTGGCCGGTGATCTTATCGACCGCCGTCTCCATCGACTTTTCGGTCTCGTCGGTCTCGGGGGCGGCCGAAAGATCCAGCTTCCGGTAGACCCCAGCCGCAACCATCTTGTTGTAGTCGCTCTTGGAGAGCTCAAACACATGGGTGATACGCTCGGCCTCGTAGAGATCGGGCGCCCCATAGTTCACAACGATGTTATCGATTTTCAGAAAACGGGCACAGGGCCGGCCCTTACGCTCATCCCACCAGACTTTGCGGAACGATGATCCGACCAGCGCGAGATAATACAGCATTTGATCTGTATTCGAGAAATATTCCGGCATCTGCTCAAGCGTCTGCCAGTTCATATAGGTCCGCACCCGGGCGGCCGCTTCGTTCCGCTCTTTCGTCTCCGCGCCCCATATCTTCGCCTTCACCGGCCCTTCGGGCGGGAACATGGCGCTGACCGCACGGGCCTGAAACGCACGGGCGTTCTCTTCGATCACGGGCATGGTGGCGCTACACGCACCAGGGAAAGGCTTGTTCAGCTCCTCGAGTTTGACCCCGAGCATCTGAAGGCCCTTCTCCAGATCTTCTTCCCACTCCTTCCGGCTCCGCCGGTCGGAATCGTATCCGTCGATCAGGTCGCCGACGATACCGGTCAGGTCCGCCTCATCAACCCATTCCGCAAGGTTTGCATCGTGCGGCACGTCTTCGGGGAACTCATCAATCTCGTCGATGTCGTCAGCCAGCGGAACCAGAACGTTCCCCCGCGCATCGAACTCGGTCTCATAAAACCGATCGGGCTGTTCGTTCGGGCCGAGCGCCGCGATGATCGGTTCCTGATTGGCCTCGTCGGCCATCTCGAACCCGTCGTCGATAATCTCGACGTCCACCCCGCGCAGTCGCTTGGACGACCCTGAACCTGAACCGCCTGTAGGAGCAACCGCCATCACCAATACCCTTTCACACCGCCGCTGCGCCGCATCGGCTCAGCGTCCAGCGTTGTCGTGATCCCACCGCCGAGGCGAATCGTGCGCAGCGCCTGGGACGTCGCATCCACGTAGTCGTCGTACCGAGACGCGGGAAAATTACACAGCTGCTCAATGTAGTCATCAGCCCATTCTTTCCCTTTCGGGATGTATATCCGACCTTGCTCGAAGAACGGCGACACCGCGTCCAAGCGATGTTCCTTACTGCCCCGCGGCACGTATGCCTTCATCGGCAAGCCCAACGACCGCAGCTCCTGGATCGTGCTCAGCCCCGGCCCTTTAGACTCAACCAATGTGAAATCGCACCCGAACTTCCGATCGATCTCGATCATCTGGGCCTTCAGGTCGCCGAACTTCCAGCGCCCCCGTCGAGCCCCCAGCAATATCGCGCACGGCACCGAGTTGCCCTCGATGTCCTCGTGCTGAAACGTACCCCAGACCGTAACCGCGCTGAAATCGCTGGTTCGTGTCTGCCCATACGCAGTATCCCATGACGCAATAATCGTACTGCATTCTGGCGGTTTGTCACTACCCCACCAGCGCAACCAGTCCCTCTCGATAACCCCACCCCCATTCGGCACGGGTTTCTGCTGGTAGAGTGCCGTCCACTCTCGCGTACCGACCGACGTTCGAATCTGATGCAGCTCGTCCAGATTATACCGCTCCGGCCATAACGCCGTTCCGATCGGTCGGCCCAGAAGCTGGCCCGCCGGCTCATCAAGAATCGCCGGAAATTCCAGCACCTCCCAATTCTCATGCTCATTCTCGGACAGCACATAGCCGGTCAGATCGGCCAGATGCCAGCGGGTGGCGATCAGAATAATCGCACCCCCGGGGTGAAGCCTCGTCCGAAACGCCGACTGATACCATGCGATCAGACGCGCTCGTTCGTTTGGTGAATCCGCTTCCTCACGGTTCTTGATCGGATCATCAATTACGGCCAAATGCGCGCCACGACCGGTCAATGGTCCCCCGACGCCCACGGCAAAAAACTGGTTTTTGTTCGCGGTCTCAAAACGTTGGGACGCAGAGGTGTGCATCTTAACCGCAGCGTCTGGGAAAATTTCCTGATATTCGCTGCTGGCCATAAGATCACGAACGGCCCGTCCGCGCTGGTTGGCGTATTCCTGGTTATAGGTCGCAAACGCGACTTCGCGCGGGCTGTTTCGGCCCATATACCAAGCCAGAAAAAGTTTGGACGTCGTTTCCGACTTTCCGTGCCTTGGGGGCAAAGCCAAAATCAAACGTTTCAGTTCACCCCTTTCGACCCTCTCCAACGCGTCGATAATGATCTGAATATGCAACGGCCGCTGAAACCCAGGCATAACCCTTTCGCAAAAAGTCCCAAAATCTTCCTGCGCCGCGTTTCTGGAACTCCGACCCTCGGCCGCTTCCAAAAGAGCAAGCGTCGCGAGCTGATCCTCGCGGGACATGCTGGCCAGGAGGGCGTCGATGCGGGAAGGATCCTGGTTTATTTGCCCTAAAATTTGGTTCAAAGCGTTCATGTGTCGTCCTTGGCACAACCGATTTCTAAAATTTTATCACATTTCGCGCGACCCTTTACAGAGAAACGCGCGCGGCCGGAGAGGGGGCCCCGCCCTCCGCGGCGCGCGTCCGCCATGCCC